AATCTTAAACGACCAAGACTTTCTGGAAATGGTGCCCATCAAGTGAGCGGAGAGGCGTACTCCGAATGCATTATGAGGTAGCTCCTTATATTGTAAGTAGTTAAAAAACGTGGTGTAGGTACTAATAAGGGAGCCTGCGGGTTCTCGATAAGGCGTGATGCACACGCGCGAATCTATATTGGTATGCAGACCATTATGGAACCTACATCTTGAGTCGCGATGGGAGAGCGGCTTATTACGTCCTGGGTGGACAGAACTCCCCCGCACCATTGCGGATTAAAAAGCCCAGGACACTACTCCGGGGATTTCTCAGTGCTTCGAGCCTCCTACGTGGGGTGCCAGGAGAGAAATCTTAAACGACCGCCTATACCGTAAAGGTGCCCGGAACACAGACACCCTAGTCGTTTGAAGCACGTCCCCAAAGGACATAAGACGCTCCTCTATAAAAGGAGAAATGCGGAATTGACCGCCTAGGGCTCATTCTTTGTAGTAACCAATTATAGGAGGAATTATGTATCAGCCAACTCGTTGGTGGCGGGTTATGCGTGGTGATACGTTATGGTGCGAAACTTCTAGTGAGAAAGAGGCACGAGCGAGTATGCGGCCCGGTGATGTGCTGTATAGGCTTTGGTCTTTGACACTAGAAGAATGGCGCAGTGAAGATCAGAACCCATATCAAAATACTGAGGAGTGATTATGTCTGAGCTACGTTGTGTTCTTTGTGGTGGCTATGCTCCATTCATGTACTTCGGCACAAGCTATTGCCAGTCTCATGTGAGGGCTGCCTATAGCAAGGATCATCCTGGTGGTATGAAGAAGAAAGACTCATAACTGAAAGACATCAACAGGAGTATTCGATGAAAACATACGGTCCATATGAACGACCCGATGGTCGAAAGCATGTTATACATTTTGAAAATGGTAAGCGCCGCACACAATCGTATCCAAGATTCTTAATGGAACAAAAACTTGGTAGGAAACTTTTACCAGAAGAACAAGTTGACCATATCAATAATGACAAAACTGATAACCGAATTGAGAACTTACAAATTTTGACGCAGTTAGAAAATAATCGTAAATCAACTATTCCAGCCGAAATTGGTTCTTTTATTTGTCCTTGCTGTAAAAAAGAATTTACTAAATTTATGCGCGATTATCGTGACAATCAGTTAATACAAGGAAAAGCGGGACCATATTGTTCTCGATCTTGTGCTGGTAAAATGCACCATTAAAAATTCTAGATAGCCCCAATGCTGCAACTGGTATGACAGAACTGTCTTAAACACAGTGGCGCAAGCCGTGTGGGTTCGAATCCCACTTGGGGCACACTGGTCGCAGAAAATACCTTTCATATAATGAGACCCCTCTATGAAAGGAAATCCCATGGAAGAAACGAGCACGCTCAAAGAAGCAACCCGGATCGTCAAGGACTTCGTTCGAAAGCACGAGACCGCCATCTCGGTGATCGTCACGACAGCAATCGTTGTCGAGATCATCAACCGAGGGCATCGTGAGACCGACCGATTCTTGATCGAGAAGGGACTCTTCAACGAGTTCTACACTCCAGAAGACTCCTACTAGACATCTTAACCCTAGAACCCACCCGGGTTTTAGGTTTCGCAGTAAAAACAGGTCTTATAATGAGACCCCCTATAAGAAAGAGGTACTGCAATGACAAATTACACTGCTTTCCAGATCACCAGCCCAGTGATCCTCGAGATCGTGAACTGCCTGAGCCCACATCTGCGGATGTTCACCTACGAAGAACTGTACAACCAGTTTGTCGTCCTGAACTACCCGACAGAGAATGAGTTCGCCATCGTCACGCCTGAGAATATCACGAACACCTGGGACCATCTGGAAACAGACATATATCTACGCCTGTACCAATTCGTCAAGTAGTCTCGCGAACTAGGGCCCTACCAAGGGCTTTAGTTCTGTCTCGCAATAAAATCCTTTCATATAATGAGACCCCCTACGAAAGGAAACCCCAATGAGGTTCAACGTCACAAAGACTGGCTACAACGAATATGACGTCGCCCTGGAATACGATACCAAGCAGAAGCTGAAGCAGAAAGCTAAGGTCGTATACTGGGCCACGCTCGCTACCGCAAGTGGCTACTTCGTCTACAAGATCAAGCAGAACCACGAGGAAAACCAAGACTAGTATCTCGAAACAGGTATCATGCCTCAAAACATGGTATCTGTTTTTTTGCCTGTAACAGGCGTTACTGATGTTACAGATGTCCGATATTTCTTCGTCAGGAAGCTTTGTAAGGGTCAAAGAGTATGGTGTTTTGTGAACATGGGTTCTAGGTCCTAAAATCTTGTGTAAGTCTTACAATCGATCGCAGCAAATACTCCTCTTATAATGAGACCCCTACAAAGGAGATACAATGGAACACATTGATCGCAAGAAGATCATCAACGATGCTGTGATTGCCGAAATGGCCGCCAACGATATTGAGGATACCCCTGAAAACCGCTACTCTTTCCTACAAGGATTGCAAGAAGGTTGGAACGAGGACCCCGATACTTCGATTGAGAAGTCACTCTACCAGATCGCACTGATGGCGATGATCTTCGAAGCCCGATTGAACATCCACTTCCCACCCAAGTAACCTCTCAGACCAAAAAGCCCTTACCCAAGGGCTTTAGGTTTCGCACGAAATACTCCTCTTATAATGAGACCCTCACAAAAGGAGAAGTAAATGAAGACATTCGACTTTCGTCTTGTTATGATCAATGACCTGCTCAACGACGCTGACTTGAAATTGAGTCCGAAGGAAGTTTTCTCATACGTATATCACTGGATGTGCTATGAGAGAGCTCTCCGGATGGAACTCAAAGCCCAGCAGACTCGCATCAAGCACGCCAAGTGGCTGAACAACACAACCGAAGTCTACGTCCTTCGCAAAGAAATGAGCGAACTCTAAGAACTGGGGCCCCTAACCGGGCCTTTAGTTCTGGCCTCGCAGGAAATACATAGGGTATAATGAGACCCCCTACGAAAGGACAAGAAATGGCTACCCAAAAGCCGTATAGCTGCATGAGCTTCCTGATCGACATCGTTCTCACCGGACTTACCGGTGGACTTTGGCTGATTTGGGTGTTCGTGCGCGAAATGCGCCGGAACAACCGATAACTTAACATTCGTCCCCCTCAAAACTGTATACCAATCCAGGTATATGGTTTTGTCTCGCAAAGAATACCTTTCATATAATGAGACCCCTATGAAAGGAAACAAATGTTCACACTCACAATTGCCGCAACGTTCGTCTTCGTACTGCTTGTCTTGGCCCTGCTGCTCGCTGAAGAGCACTGGTTCAACACAACGCACTACGAGAATGACGCCAAGCAAATGTTTGGAACTGACATCCTCTAACCCCTCAAGAAACTGTATACCCGCCCCGGTATATGGTTTTGTCTCGCACCAAATACTCTTCTTATAATGAGACCCCCTACAGAAAGGAACTCTCATGCCTAAGAAAATCGCACCCCTCGATTTCTACCAGAACCAGTTCAACGACAGTTGGTACAAGCTGTACAAGGCCCTCACTGAAGATATGGACCCGCCCGAAGACCCCGAAGAGGCGACGCACCAGAAGATCATGATGGATTACTTGGACAACCTTGGCCAGCTCCTCGACGAACTCGTGTTCGCGGTGAAGCCGAAGGTGAAGAAGACCAAGAAGCATAAGAAGACCAAGAAGTAAATCTTAAGAACTGGGGCCCCTAACCGGGCCTTTAGTTCTGCGTGGGCCTATAGCTCAGTTGGTAGAGCAACGGACTTTTAATCCGTGGGTCGCAGGTTCGAGCCCTGCTGGGCCTACTCGCAGTAAAATCCTTTCATATAATGAGACCCCTACAAGAAAGGAATGACAATGTACGCCATCCCAATTCAGCCAGAGACCCTCGACCTGATCGCTGCCCTCAATGGCGGCCTTGCTCCGCAAATCGAAGAGTTCCCCACACTCTACCTCTTCGAATTCCCGGATGAAGAAGCCGTCATCGTTGGACGTGACCAGTTCATGGCCAAGCTGTTCGGACCGGCCCCTACGCCTGTCAAGCTCTTGCACTTCAAGGACTAACATCTCAAGACCTGGGCCCTACCAAGGGCTTTAGGTTTCGCATAGAAAACCAGCCTTATAATGAGACCCACTACAAGGAAAGGAGTAAACATGAACCCCGTCGTCAAGGTTGTCGGCACACACGCTCTCCTCGTTGGAGGAGCCGCCGCTGCTGCCGTCATTGCACGCGACCTGTTCCTGCTTTACCTCGCTGCCCCGAAGAAGTAAATCTCGAGCCTGAGGCCCTTACCCAAGGGCTTTAGGTTTGTCCTCGCAGTAAAATCCTTTCATATAATGAGACCCCTACGAAAGGAAATTCCAATGCCATTCGAACCCCCGACAACGAAAAGAAACATCAAGAACGTTGACTCTTTCAGCATTAACGTGCGCTTCGAAAACGAAGAAGCACGCATAATCAACGAAGAGTGCAACCGACTTGAGATCAATCGTTCCGAACTCATTCGACTGTGTTTGCGAGAACACTTCACCAAGTAACTCTCACCAAAGACTCCTTGTCCACTCTACTGTGCATCAATAAGGCCCCTGCTGAAATACGCTCGCGCCGACGTGCTCTCCACAGTAGAGTGGACAAGGGCTTTAGTTCTGCTCGCACGAAAATCCTTTCATATAATGAGACCCCCTACAGAAAGGAAACACCATGAAGAAGTTCACCTCGACCAAGCGCGAAGCCTGGCAGTTAATGAAGGACGACTGGTTCCGGATGGGAGGTGAACTCTTCCGAGTCGACTCAATACATCCCGCGTATTTGAGTGAGACCTCGAAGTTGTCCATCTCTGCCACCCGTGCAACCGGAGACCCCATCGTCATCTACAGCATCCTCGTGCCCCGAGAGTTCAAGATGAAGGTGTACAACCAGAAGTAATCCGTCTTGCCCCTAAGGCCCTACCAAGGGCTTTAGGTTTTTGCCTAAAAGGAGTAATTATGGGAGTTGGTAAAGGTGTTCGAGAGGCCTGTACTAAATGTGGAACTGTACGGTTTGTTAACTCAAGTAGATCTCGTCTTGATAATTCAGTTCGTTTGTGTAGGCCTTGTCTTGTAGCCCTAACATTAACCTGTCCTGAATGTACTGAGACGGTTTCCGTAGTTGGTTTTGGGCAACACATTCTGCGCGAACACCCACATTCTTTTGCTATTAATTTGGAGGAGTAATTATGGAAATCGTACCTGTTGATAATCTACCTTTGCTGACTGCTGTGCATGAGGTGCAGAGTGTTGGTAAGGATCTTGTGGAAAAGCTGCAGGCAATTGCAGTGACAGATACACAGAAGGCTACGGTAGATGCTATTCGTATGGTGATCGAGACCCAGTCTGAGATGATCAATAATCTTGTGGAGTTGCAGATCGCTTTGACTGACAAGATCGAGCGTATTGTTAAGGAGACACAGTCGTGATTGGTAAAGGTATTAGAGAGGCCGGAGACACAGTCGTGATTGATAATTTTATAGAGCTGTCAGATCTTATCAAGGATGCTGAGACTCAGGGTATCTTGTTAAGGGATTACAAGCCTACTACGGACGATGTGCTTTGTGGTTACATGCAGACAAAGGATGAGCGATGGGCTTTGCGACAGCTGATTTCTTTGTATGAGTACCAGAGGAACCTACAGCCATTCAAGAAGGGCGATATTGTACGAGTTCAGAAGTCCTATTGGCATATTGGGTTCTCTGGTGGGTGGAATGGGTTTGCCCCCATGTTTGCGGATGAGGTTGGGACTGTTACTAAGGTTGAGTGGAGTCCTACGAACTTGGCATGGGTCTTTCTGGTTGAGTATGAGACTGAGTATCGGTATGCTGATTATAGTGGTGGACAATTCTATGTCCACGACAATAGCGTTAGCTTTTCTTTTTGGCCCGAGTATCTTGAGAAGGTGGCGTCTAATGATTGATCCAAAGGCACCCGACAATGCTTATTTCGAATGGCCTGGCGGAGAAACTTTAGACTTAGGGAATCTTGAGTTATGGCAGAAGGCCAATCCACCGATCAATGACATTCGTAAGAAGTTTGGTTACCCTAAGTATGATGGTTCTTTAGAGGATGCTTTGAAGTTGATTAAGGAGGAGTAATGGAAGTTTGGTTAGAGGTTGAGGAGGCTCCTCGATACTTAGTTAGTAGTCATGGACGTGTTCAAAATCGTACGACTGGAACCATCTTGAAGCCAGGTCTTGCTGGGGCTGGGTATCCATTTGTGGTTCTCATGGGATTAAATCCTGGTGAGCGATTTCAAAGATACCTTCATCGTCTAGTAGCTAAAGCATTTTTTGATTATCAGTCAGATGATCTCGATGTTAATCACATTGATGGCGACAAGCAGAACAACAATATTTGGAACTTAGAATTAGTTACGCATAAAGAAAACATGCATCATGCTAGTCGTAATGGACTTATGGCAAATGTTGGCGCTAAGAAGACTGCCGTACGCATTGTTGAAACGGGTGAAGTATTTCCTAGCCAACATGCTTGTGCTAGAGCTATTGGTGGTCGACAAAGTAGCATTTGGCTGTGTCTAAATGGCCAAAGACGGTCTCATCAAGGATACACATTTGAGTTTGTAGATGAGGCTTAAGTATGATCCAAGAGCTGTATCCTCATCAGAAATTAGCATTAAGTAAACTCGGTAATGGCAAAGTATTGTGTGGAGACGTTGGTTCAGGAAAGTCAAAAGTTGCGGCAGCCTATTACATGAAACACGAAGCGCCTAAGAATGTGTTAGTCATTACTACTGCCAAGAAACGTGACTCATTAGATTGGGAACGTGAGTTCGCTAGGTTTGGTGTAGGTAAAGAACCTAATGCTACTGTAGCTGGAATTCTTACGGTTGACTCGTGGAATTCCATTGGCAAGTATACAGACATTCAAGATTACTTTGTGATTCTGGATGAACAGCGACTGGTAGGTAGTGGTGCTTGGTCAAAAGCATTTATCAAGATAGCTAAGTCAAACTCTTGGATCATGCTAAGCGCTACGCCTGGTGATAATTGGATTGATTACATTCCTGTGTTTGTGGCTAATGGATTCTACAAAAATCGGACTGAATTTAAACGTGAGCATGTTGTATACAATCACTATAGCCGATTCCCAAAGGTTGAGCGTTATGTTAATACTGGAAAACTGAATCGATTGCGTAATCACATTCTTGTGGACATGCCTTACACAAAGCATACGATTCGACATAACGAAACGGTGTTTGTAGATTTTGATCAAGACCTGTTTAATCGTGCTGTAAAAGACCGATGGAATGTTTATGAAGATCGGCCACTACAAGATGTTGGCGAACTATTTCGAACTATGCGTAAGGTTGTAAACTCAGACCCTTCCCGATTGGAGGCTATACGGTGTCTGCTGAAGAAGCACCCAAAGATTATTGTCTTCTACAATTTTCAGTACGAGCTAGAGGCATTACGGGGTTTATCGGCCGATGTCCCTACGGCAGAATGGAATGGACTCCGTCACCAGGAAATCCCTCAGACCGAGGAATGGGTATTTCTTGTACAATATGCTGCCGGGAGTGAAGGATGGAACTGCGTGGAGACGGATACGATGGTGTTCTACAGCCTGACGTACAGCTACAAGAACTGGCACCAAGCACACGGGAGGATCGACCGCCTCAATACGGAATTCAGGGACTTGACCTACTACACCCTGATGTCTAAGAGTGTGATTGACAGGGCTGTGATGGGTGCTTTGAGGAAGAAAAAGAGCTTCAACGAGTCGAAGTTTGCAAAAAGTTTCTGACAAGTTTTCGGCACTTTTGCCAAGATTTTGCCAAGATTTTTTAAAAAACTTTTTTGAAGAGACGTTTTGGAGGGCTCGAAAAGTTGAGAATTTTGAGCCTCTGAAAAAGTTTTAAAAAAAAGTGTCAAAAAATCTTGGCAAATCTTGGCAAATTGTGTATGGAACTTTTGAAAAACTTCTGAAAATTATCATACTAAAACGGACATTAGTTAACACCTGTTACACTTTTTTGCTTTGTGGAAGGGCGACGTCATTGCCAAGATTTTTTCGAAAAAGTATTTCATTTACGCGAAGTTGATATATTGTATATTCTCCCAAACAATATATCTAGTTTGAAAAACGCAAAGACTTTTTCGAAAAAATCTTGGCAATGACGACAGGCTAAAAAAGCGGGTTTTTACAAGGAAAGGTTGGACGTGGAGAAGTGGGCTAGGATAGACGAATTTCCAGAGTATAGCGTCAGTACTCATGGAAGAGTTTCTAATGACAGGCGAAATCAAATTATGACGCCATCGCTTAACAATCGTGGTATTCCAACGGTTGGTTTGTATGATGGCCCGAAACAGTATCGCCGATCTGTACCCGTTCTGGTTGCAGAGGCATGGATTGAAAATGAGTATGATGATCATTTCGATACCCCAACCCATTTGAATGGTGACCGACTAGATTGTCGTGTCTATAATCTAGTGTGGCGCCCTCGTTGGTTTGCTATTGAATTTCACAAGACAATTATCCATAATCAGTTTCCAAATTGGACTGCTCCAGTTGAGATAATACAAACCAATGAGGTTTTTGAAAACCCATGGGCCTGCGCCATGACACATGGTCTTTTACAAATGGATATCTTTATGGCTATGCTCAATAACCGACCCGTCTTCCCAGGAGGTTTCGAATTTCGACAATTAGAACAATATACCCAGTCGTACCGCAAACGCAGCATATAATAGAAGGGGGAAGATTAGCTTGACCTTTCCCTATATTTTTGCATTGGAGGACCCATGTTAGAAAGTGCATACCAGGCTAAACTGATAAAGAAGCTTCGTAAGATGTTTGTTGGATGTCTGATTCTAAAGAATGACTCATCCTACTTACAAGGTATTCCTGACTTGTTGATCCTCCACAATGACAAGTGGGCTCTTCTCGAGGTCAAAGCCTCTGAGGATTCCCCCACCCAACCCAACCAACACTTCTATGTGGACAAGGCATCTGATATGTCCTTTGCCTCTTTCATTAGTCCTGAGACTGAGAAGGAGGTTCTCGATGCTCTTCGTTCCGCATTACGAGCTGAAAGATAGGCACGCCTTCCTAAGCGCTAGCAAAAACGCCTGGACCAACTACGATGATGAAAAGCTTGATCGAGTTTACCTAAATAACCTAGCTGCCCAACGTGGGACTGAGCTTCATGCTTTCGCTCATGAGGCTATTCGTTTGGGAATCAAGCTACCAAGAACCCCAAGTACTTTGAATATGTATGTCAATGACGCAATTGGCTATCGCATGACTCCTGAGCAAGTTCTTTTCTATTCTGAGAATTGTTTTGGTACGGCAGACGCTATCTCGTTCCGAAAGAATCTTCTTAGGATCTCGGATCTTAAGACTGGAGCTAATGAGACTTCAGAGAGGCAGTTGGAAGTCTATGCAGCTCTATTCTGTTTAGAGTATGGGTTCAAACCATTCGAGATTACTACTGAACTTCGCATCTATCAGAACAATGAGATTCGAGTTTATGATGGTGACCCAGACATCATTGTCCACATCATGGAAAAAATTAAGATCTTCGACAAGCGAATTAATGCAATCAGAGCGGAGGTACGGTCATGATCATTGAAGAGAAAGATTACCTTGAGCATTTCGGTACCCCTCGTAAATCTGGTCGCTATCCTTGGGGTTCTGGCGTGGATGACCCGGAGAGTCAGCGAAACAAGAGCTTCTTGGACTATGTTGCTGACCTTCGTCGTCAAGGGTTGACTGAAACTGAGATTGCTAAAGGTATGGATATGACTCGTAATGAGTTACAGGCCTACAAGACAATTGCCCGCAATGAGCAAAAAGCAGCTAAGATCAGTGAAGCCCACCGTTTGAAGGAAAAGCAGTATTCAAATGTGGCTATTGGCGAAAAAATGGGAATTCCTGAGTCCTCTGTTCGAGTCTTACTTGCAGATGGTCAAAAGGATAAGGTTGACAAGCTAAATGCAACGGCATCTATGCTTAAGGACCAGGTTGACACACACGGCTACATTGACATTGGAAAAGGTGTTGAGAATCACCTTGGTGTCACAAAGGGTCGTTTAGCAACAGCAGTCACCATTCTTAAAGAACAGGGCTATGTTGAAGAGAAGATTCAGGTTGATCAGTTAGGCACCGGAAACAAGACCATTGTTAAGGTTCTTGCACCTCCTGGAACAACGTATCGCGACATCGTTATGAACAAAGACAAGATTCGTATGATCAATGAGACTTCTGAAGATGGTGGTCTCAACTTTCTTGGTCTTTTACCCCCACTCTCTGTAAACTCGAACCGTATTGCTGTTCGATATGCAGAAGATGGTGGTGCAGATGCTGATGGTGTGATCTACGTTCGTCCTGGCGTTTCTGATCTCTCTTTGGGTAACTCCCGATATGCACAGGTTCGTGTTGCTGTTGATGGTACGCACTTCCTCAAGGAATGGCCATCTATAAGGATGATCTGCCTAAAGGCGT